GTGTTTAAATTTTCTTCTTCTAATCTCATTGTTTCTTCGTTTTTCTTTTCTCTATCATATAATTGGTTAATATTATCAGGGCTAAAAGAAGAGGTGTCTACGCCTGTTTTCATTTCAACATAAGCGGCTTTCCTTCTTGCATCATCAATAACAGGGTTATATTCTGTAATTACTTCATCATCTACCACATCGTACTCTGGTGTTTGTTGTTCAGGAAAATTACTTAAATAATTTCTAAATTTAGATGAATTTTCTACCTCATCTATTAACTCATTTGTATCTTTTTTAGAATCTTCTTGTAGTTCTAATAGTTTATTATCAGTGTTAGTTCCAAATTTACTTACAAAATTTTTAAATTTTCTTCCACCCAAATCACTAGTCATTTTTCCCAAATCACTACCACTTATTCCTTTAGCAATAGCTCTTAAAGGTGAAGGAACAGCCATCTTTGCTAAATTTCTAACAGTTTGTCCACTAGAAAAAGGAAATGTGTTTTGGAAAGCTTTACGTTCTGTAGTACCTGGACCCTGAAATTTATTAATGAATTCGTTATATTCATCCGATGTTAAACCTTGACGGGCTTTATTAATTGCAACTGTTTTGCCTGTTTCAGGATTAGTAAAATATTGAGGTTGATCTTTAAAGTTCCCTGCACGAAGTCCAAATAAACCATCTTTATACCCTGTAAAATCTGATTTATCCATTGAGCCAGTTCTAGAGTCATCTATAATTCTTTTACGATTAAAATCTTCCATTTTCTTTTTAAAATCTCTGTCTGACTGAGCTAAATAAGCTTGATTAGATCTAACTCGGTCTTTTGCTCCCTCAAATTTATCCATTGGATTAACTGTAGACTTGGTATATCTTCCTTTTCCAGGAGTTTTAGGTATATTTAATCCATATTTTTTAGCTGATTTACTAATATATGATGATCTATCACCTTCAGCAATTCGTCGAGCTGTTTCTTTTTTAATATTATCTCGTTTGCGCTGTTCTTTTGTTCTTTTTGCCATTACTGTTACCCTCTCCTACTTCCCATTGCTATAGCTTGATCAAGATTTCCTGACGCCAAAGCTACTCGCTGTTCTTCACTTAATTGTTTTTGAGCTGCTTCTGTTCCCATACCTACGCCTGTATTTTGTATCATTTGATCAAAATCTACGTTTAAAAATGGATCTTTACTTGGCTCAACTGATTCAGTTGCTGTACTTACTTCCATTTCTTGCAAGTCATTTGCTACACCTTGTGAATCAATACTAAATTCATTTTTACTATCTACTTTTGATAATTTTACGTCCTGTGCAAAACCATCAGGTCCTATTTGTATTTCCATATTTTCTGAACCAGGATAAGTTACGTTATTATTTGACATAAAAATCATGTATTTCATTACATCGTAAGGGTTACCTGTATCTAAATTTTGTAATTCTGAAGGTACGTCTTCTTTTCCTTCTGACATTCCCATAGAAAGTTCAGGAGTAAGAGCAATAGTATTAATAAGAGCTTGACGTCTAGCCATATCAGAAAGTTCAGGATTCATAGTTTTAGTAAGACCTTCCATAAATTTAGGATCAGCCATTTTACTCATACCGTATCGAGCCATTAAAACATAACCAATATTACCAAAAGGATTGTTTGCAACGAAACCAGCAAATGCTAAATTAGTTATAGCATTAATTCCACCTAAAAAACCACGACGTTTAACAAAAGCTGATACGTCACCAAAATTTGTTTGTTGTATTGTATCACCCAGAGCTACAATATTTCTCATTCTTTCATATTGTTCTTTACCAAAAATTTCTTGCATTGCTTCCATTTTGTTTGGATTATCTAATCCAAATGATTTTTTTAAAGCTTGAACATCTATAATGGGAATATTAAAATTAGCACTAGCTTGTTTTACTCCTTCTTCTTTACCACTTAACCAACTTGCTCCTTTTTTAAACGTTCCTCCAATCATTCCAGATTGCCCTGTATATTTTAAACTACCACTTATATATTTAGTAGTTTCACGTAATTGATCATCTATGTAAGTTCTTGCTACTGCTGCAACAGGATCTACTATTTTTCCGTTTGCTAATTTTACAGGAGGCATGGCTGTTTTCATTTCTTTGATAGCAGCTGGTGAGTACAGTGTTTCATCATTAAATAATATTTTTAATACTTGTTCTCCCGTTAACATAGTTGGATCGATATCCTCGGTAGCCTTGGCAATGTTTTTATCAGCTAATCCTAAAATTTGTGCAACTCGACCTTTTGTGTAGTTAACGTTATTAAAGAAAAAATTATTAGCAATACCCATTGCTCCAGAAAATTGATTTACTAATGCCTTTTTTGCAGGATCATCAAATTGTTTGAAGTTTTCAAAATCATCTAACGTGTGAATCATTGCTTTTGTAAAGTTATCAACCCCTCCTAATTCCGTTCCTAACTCACTATCTGCGGCAGCTTTCCTTTTTAAAGCGTTAAATTGAGTTTGTAGTTTTTTAAATTCTCTAGCACTAATAAAATCTTTTTTTAAATATTGCATGTCAATTAAAGCATCAACATAATCAGTTTGTTTTCCAATAAAACCTGCTAATAAACTATCTACGTCTTGTGGTCTGTCATAATCAGGTTGATTTAATCTTAAAGATCCTTCATTACCTTTTGGTCTTTTTCCTCCATATGTTTCTAATTCTAAATTTTCAGCTATCTCTTTTATACGGTGAGTGGGTAAAAAATCATCGTTTATTTCGTCTCCTATTCTCAGAGCTCTTTTGTATAAAGCTGTTTTAGTAGACGTAAATTTATTTATCATCGTTTTAAAACTTTTAGTTGCTACAACGTTAGAGTCACTAAATAAACCTATTGGTGATAAATTATTTAACGTGCTGTTTATTTCTCTAGCAAATGCAACTTGTTGTGCATTTTGTGCTTGTCGTGCAGAGGTTGCTACAAAAGGAAATAAACCAATAACAGATCCAGCTCCTTTAACAAAACTAGAAGGAGAAGTGGAAAAAACATTCATTGGAATGTTGTATTGTTTAGCTAATGCTAACATATTTTCATTAATAGGTTCCATTAATCCTGTTTCAGGATTTCTTATTTCTCCAACTTGAAGTTTTAGGTCATCAGATATTTTAAATATATTTTTTCCTACCATTCTTTTAACAAGAGGGAAAACGTGTTGTAATCCCATTGCACCACCAGTCCACATTAATTCTGTTCTTGCGTCTATCATATTACGTATATTTTCATTTTTCTTGTAAGCTTCTTCAGGATCAGGAAGTTCCATAATGTAACGTGCTAACTTATTAGATAAATCGTAAAACGCATCTCCTGCTTGTTTTGCAGCAACGTTTGTTGCAACAACTGAAGCAAAACCTAAAGCAGGATTTTTCTTTAGTTGATTAAAAATCGCATTTCTTGTGGTAAATGTGTTGTTAGGAAAATCTTTTGTTAATTGACCTGCTAATGCTAAATCGGTTGCAATAACTCCTACGTCTGTAATCATTTGCTTTGGATCAAGATCACCAACTTCTCCTGCACTCGAACCTACCTGTGAAGTGCCCGACATTAGTTTAGCTGCTGTGTTTATAATACCTTGACCCGCTTTTTTTGGCTCAAATTCGTTTCCAAAAGGAAGTAGTTCAGTTATTTCTTTTAATGTTGTCCCCAAATTTATACCTTGATTGCCTGGACTTGTTACTGCATCGGCAGCTTTCTTTTTTATCATTGTTCCAATTGGATCATTAATCATATTTTTTCTGAGTTCACCTAAAGATGCAGCATTGTTAACAACAGATGCTTTATTCATTTCTAATTCTTTTAAAATTATTTTATTTAGTTCTTGTTGTTCTATAGTATCACGTGGAAATTGTTGTTCAGGGGTTTTTCCATTAACTACACTACGTAATTGAATTTTAATAACTTTATCAATTCCGTGTTGTGACAGATCATAATTAAATCCTACAGTTTCCATTAATTTTCAACTCCTATACTATAATCAAAACCCGTTCCTGGTTCAAATTCCATGCCTTTAATATCTCCTGATAACGTACTTACATCCGTTCGTGTTACAGGGTAGTAACCCGTTTCTTTAGGATCTTGTACGTATACTAAAGTTCTATCTCTATTATAAGTTGCATATCCCATATCTATAAGTTGATCATAATAGTTGTCTTTTCCCTGTCCAAACATAATTCTTATATTAGCTAAAGCATCTTCCCTGTTTCTTGTTAATTGTTGTCGAAGAACACCAAGTTTAGTAATAACGTCTGCTGATGAATCACCATATATGTTTAAATCTTTTGCCGCACGTTCAATATCATCTAAGTTTAATCGTCCTGATGATTTACGAGCTCTTGCTATTGCATAAATAATAGAGTTTGCTCTAACTTGGTTGGCTGGTAAATCTGTATCAAAAAAACGAAGTTTTTTAAAAATAGCTTGTTTTTCTTCTTCATCTGTTCTTCCATCTGTTCCTTTAAATTTGTTTTCTCCATAAAAATTAGTTCCACCTGTTTTATCCGCTTGCATTTGAGCATACCCTGACGCCCCTAATTGATCAAAAACTTTATTTGCTGATTCTAAAGCCTTAATATCCTTTGGACTAATATCTCCATTTGCAATATCTTGTTGAACATTAGGATCATTTAAATATACAGAAATAGAAGAAGCCATGTTTTGAAATTTTTCTATTTTTTGTCCTTTATATTGTCCAGTTTCATAAACTTTTGATATTCCGCTGTTCTCGTTAAACGATACCAAATCATCCTCACTGAAAAAACCATTAAATTGTTCTCCGTATAAATCACTAAATATTTGCATGTATGTTTGAACACGTCCTTTAATTCCAGCAATAAAACCAGCTCTAGAGGGGTTATCGAGAAAAGACTGTTCAAGTTCATCTAATGTTAACAACGCTCTATCTGTTGTTTGCAATCCTGTTAATATATCTCTAAATGTTACCATGCCTTTTGGATTCCTGTAATCGTCAGGTGTTCCACTTTGACTAAGAGGTATTGATACAATATTTTGAGGATTTTGTATTAATTGCATTTCAGGAAGTCCATCTGTTCCAATATTGTTTGTAGGTTTATAATATTGAGGTGCAGACAAACCTCCATTTTCTGTAATATTTTGAACTACAAACGCATCAAATGGTGTACCTAAGTCTCCTTCTGCATCTTTGTATGCAATTGTAACTTTTTTAGGTTTAGTACCTTCTAATTGGTAATCCATAAATTTAGCTGCCGACGATTTTAATTGATCATGATAAATAGATCGTAAATCTTGATCTTTTTTAAGATCTGCTTCATATTTATTTGATGATGCATTCATCATTAGTTCTCGGTTCATGTTCCAAATCTCTTTTTCTTGTAATACGTTTTGTGCTCTTTGGTCCATTTCAGTTTTAATTCGTGCTTGAGCGTTTTGCTTTGCTTCTGATTGTTCGGCTGTTTTAATTTGTGAAAGATCAGAAGCTAATTGTTGACCACCTTCCGCTAAAACTTCACCAATTCGGCCACCCACGGTTGGTCTAAGTAAACCAAAACCAAATTTAGCTAACGCACCTTTTTTTTGTGGTGAGAAATCCGTATTACTATATGCAGCGTCTATTTGTTCTTGAGTAAGTTGAGCTAGAGGAAAATCTTTTAAATGAGACTCTTTATCTACTAAAAAAGGCAAAAGATGCATAGGATCTGGATTTGTATATGTTGGTTCTTCAGGGAAAAAAGAAGAGGATAAAACATTAGGATATGCAAGAGATTGTACTTCAGGGTTTGTTATTTCAAAATCGTCTTCTTCATCAAAAATATTATCACCACTTCCGTATTGAACCATATTAATTTCCTACCCTTCCACCACGTTTAAACATAGAAAATGCACCTGATGAATCACCAGTGTTTCCTGATAAAATTCCATAAGTTCCTAATCCTGCGCCGAGAGCTCCGAGCAGTGGATTAGTATACGGAGTTGGTTTTTGTTGTAGAGTTTGTTGATAAGAAGGAATTCCTTTTAAAATATCACCAAAATAACTTAAACGTTGATACGGTTCTTGTCTATTTAAAGTATCTTGTCTAAATTGCTCATTAAATACTTGTTGTTGTTGATTTTGTTGTTGAGCTCCCATTTGGAATAATGATCCAAGACCTTGTTGATCTAATCCAAATTGTTGTTGAGCTAAACCTGCTCCTTGAGATCCAAGACCTGCTTGATTTACACCTAATTGCCCAAAGACTCCTGCTCCTTGCAATCCTCTTCCCGCAGAAGATTCATATGTTCCAATAGCTTTATCCTGTGCTTGTTGAAAATTCGTTGCTAAATCTTGAAATATACGTCTAGATTTTATATCTAAAATATTTTTATCTAGTTCTGATTCTTGTATCGCTTGACGAGAACCACCAAAGGCTCCTACTTGTTGTGCTTGATCTTGTAATTGATTTCTTTGAATAGCAGCTTGCTCGTCTACTTGTTGAAGAGCGTCTTTAGTAACATCAGCTTGATACTGATTAAAAAATTGTTTGTAGTTACTAGCACTAGGATCAAATTGTTTAATTGCATTTTGAAGTGCTGGTATTCCCATTGCTGCCGAAGTTGCACCTGTGTCAACACTTGTTTGAGCTTTTGTAAAAGCTGGATCATATTGAGCTCCTGTTCCAGTAGGTAATCCTGTGGTAGGATCATATCCATACAAACCTGCCGTTCCTGCCATTGCTCCCGTTTGAAACGGTTGAAAACCTGCAATTCCTTGTTTTGCAATTCCTGCTGGATCTGCTGTTTTTGTTTTTTGAAAAGCACCTTCTAAAAGTTTTCTTTGGTATTCTTCAAGGTAAGGAGCTGCTCTGTTACCTGTATAATATATATCCGCCATTAAATTATTCCTTTTCCCTTAGATGATTCAGGATCTAATTTGTTCATTAAGTTATACATTGCTTTAGGACCTCCTGCGTTGTCGACTGCTTTTGCAGTCATAACAAATTCACCATCACTTAACATAGCTGGAATTTTATCGTCTTTCGGTCCTCCTGGTCCAGTTATTTCGCCAAATTGAGGTGGGAAAAATTCTGTTATACCTGGATTCTTTTTTATTTGATTCATCATTTGGTTACCACTCATACGTGGATCAAATATTTCTGGATCTGTTCCACCACCGTAAGCTCTTGTTAATATTCCTGATATTTGATTACCAGGATTAAATGGCTGTTTTAGCATTCCTGCATTTGTAATTCCACCACTCTGCAATGGCTGTACCTGATCACTTGGACGTCTAACACCAATCTCATTTTGATAATTTGTAATATTTCCTTCGTCATCTGTTACATAATCTTTATACACTCCATCTTCATAAAAATCATAACGTTTACCGTCCTTAGGATTATATTGCAAATCTTCAAAAACAAAATTTTTGTTTGGATTTGAACCTATTCCAAATTTACTTCCAAACAACTCATCTACTGCTCCATACTCACCAGAGTAGTCAGGACCCCCTAGCGCTCTTGCTTTTTCTTTTTCTAGTTCTTTTTTCATAAGAAAACTTGCAATAAGTGGCAATATGCCAGATCCAACTTTCGAATTGCCGTCCGCATCTTTTGAAAAAAGACTACCTAATATATTTTGAGCTGTTCCAAGAACACCATCACCTTGTACAACAGTATTTGCTGTTGGGCTTGTTATAACCTGGTCTAAACTACCTATAGCTTTTGTAACCGTGTCTAAACCTGGAATTTTAAATCCTGATCCTTTTAAACTAGGTAAGCCAATCTTTCCTCCAAGAAAAGGTTTTCCACCAGGAATTCCTCCCAAACCTATAATAGCAGCTAAAGTGAGTGCTTCGGGATTATTACGAGCAATGTCTTTCGCACCGCTGCCTACGTCCCGTGCTCCTTTTTTTACTCTATCTACTATATCTTTAATTTTGTTTATAAACATGTACTCCTTGGCAATTCATGATATTGTTAAAAAGCAAGAAGGCGAGACTTGAAAAATAAGCCAAATTTATTCTATATTTATAGGCAAAATATTGCTATATGACAATAGATATTTATGTCAAAGAAAGGATAGTATGAAAAAGAAAGAGGAAATATTAAAATTTGATGCAATTAGACCGTTTGGTCCTACTATTGTGAAGGGTAAGTTACCTAAATTTCTTATTGAGTTAATGGATAAAAAATCAACAGAGATGTTAGATGATGAAAAACTTGCTAAAGAATTTGATCATTCAGGTTCTCTTGCAGGTAATGTTAAACAAGAAGTTAGATTTCCTTCTGAATGGATGAACACAGAAGAGTTTATGCCGATGGTAAACTTAATGGGTGAAATGGTTAAACAATATATTTCTATTCCTCCAGCTAGTGAAACTATTACACCTGAGTATGTAGGTAAAATGGTTATTGAATCTATGTGGGTGGTGAGCCAGTGGGCAGGAGACTTTAATCCTTTTCATATACACGAGGGACAATTATCAGGAGTTTTTTATTTACGAGTACCCCCGAGTTTACCAGAAGAGTATGCAAAGGAAGATCACTATCCAACAGTAGGTGACATAACCTGGTTCGATGGTCGGGCTGCTACTTTTAGTGGTCATAAATACCAACACTCTCCAGAGGTAGGTGACATATTTTTATTTCCTAATTGGTTAGCACACGGTGTCTATCCATTTAGAACACAAAATGAAGAGAGACGATCTGTATCGTTTAATCTTCATCTTATTAAAAAAGAAGAAGAAAAAGAATTATTAAAATAATGAAACCTGTAGAAATTCTTCCTTCACATATTTATGGCGAAGATTTTCTTAGCCTAGATCAAAATTATTTAAATTCTTTAAAGGCTTCGATTGAATTAATGCGAAGAGGTCATGTTAATGGCGAAGCAGTTTCTAATTTTCAATTTGGATGGCAATCTAATAATCTGCCTCATTCAGGACTTTTTGAAAAACTTACACAAAAAATAACTAAAACAGCTTTTTTATTTTGTAAAAATATAAAAAATTTTAAATTTAAAAAAGTAGAAATGCAATCTTTTTGGGCTAATATTAATTATAAAGGAGATATTAATTGGCCTCATAAACATCAAGGGGATATAGCTGGAGTATACTACATCGATACTCATGAGGATTGTGGAAATTTAGTTCTTGATTGTTTTACTTATAATCAAAATTGTAAACTATCTTCTCACCTCGGGCTTAAAGAAAAAAAAATTGTTGTTCCTAAAAATGATAAAATTGTTTTATTTGATTCTAGTTGTATGCATTTTGTTACTAAAAATAAATCAGATAAAACTAGAATTAGTATGAGTTTTAATGTGAGGGTTTATGATTGATATTGATAAAACTCCGATGGTCCGTGTGACGTGGCTTGATGCCCGTGATACAGAGACTGGTTGGATAGATATAAAAAAAGTATTAGAGGCACCGTTGGCTAAGTGTCAGGAAGTAGGGTGGCTGGTTACTAATAACAGTGAAAAAATAGTTATTATGCGTTCTTTTAGCGTATGCCCTGAAGATAAAGAAGATGTTAGTGGTGGAGGAGCCATTGCTATTCCTAAAAGTTGGATAGTCAAAATAGAATATTTAACAACCCTCTATAAAGTGGACTATGATATTTAAAAAAGACACAGCGTTTGTACAATACGTAGATAATTTTTTTAATATTGAAACTTTAGAGTCGCTTCAAGAAACTTTACTTAATTTAAAATATAAAGAGGCAGAAAACGAAGATGGGACATACGGGAAAAAACATGTTTTTCCTCTTCATCAGTTTCAAAATGATCCTTTATTAAAAAAAATTAAAGATTTCTTTTTTCCATATTCTCGTTTGGAACCTATTTCTATTAGTGCTCATTTAAGAAATAATAATAAAAAACCTTTAGTTCATTTAGATGCTAAACAGGATAATATAGCTAACTTTCTTTTATTTGTTAAAGGAGAACCTTTACTTAATAATGGTACAGGATTTTTTATAGATGGTAAATTATCATCTCATGTAGGTTTTGTAGAAAACAGAGCTTTATTTTTTAATGGTAGTAAAATATGGCATAGTGATCTTCAATCATTTGGAGAAAGTTCTTCACGTTACACCCTTAATATTTTTTACAGAGAAAAAAAAGCAAAAGATGCAGGATTTTAAAAAACATATTTTTGTAGGAACACCGTGTTATGGTGGAATGATTTCTGTAAATTATTTTGAAAGTTGTTTACGTCTAATGTCTGAATGTGCAACTAATAATATAGGATTACAATTTGGAACAATTGGAAATGAATCATTAGTAACAAGAGCTCGTAATACTTTAGTGCAATTATTTATGGATGATAAACAGTACACACATTTATTGTTTATAGACGCTGATATAGGTTTTAACGAGAAATCTGTTAAACGTATGTTAGACTTAGACCAGGAAGTAGTAACAGGTGTGTATCCGAGAAAAACTATTGATTGGACAAAAGTTATAAGAAAAGTCAAAGAAAAACCAAATATAAAAGAAAACGAACTTTTAGCATCTTCTTTACAATATAATCTTAATGTAAAAAATCCTCATCACGTGGAAGTAAAAAATGGATTTATTGAAGTATTGGATGGAGCTACGGGATTCATGTTAATTAAAAGATCTGTTTTTGAAAAAATGGCTAAAGCTTATCCCAAATTAAAATTTAAATCAGATCAACATTTAAATGAACCTCACGATAAAACTTTTGACTATCACGATAATTCTGATTGGAATTATACGTTTTTTGATACAATGATAGAGCCTAAAACTAAAAGATACTTGTCAGAAGACTATGCTTTCTGTAGACTGTGGCAGAAAATTGGTGGAACCGTATATGCTGACATTGTTAGTGGGCTGACGCACTATGGGACTTATGCCTTTAAAGGCAACGTAGGTACTCAATTCTTGCCACCAGAGAAGAAATAATTTAGTATGTGGCCTTATGCAATTAACCGATTTAAAATTTCAACCAGGTGTAGATAAACAAGATTCTCCTTACGCTGCAGGGGATGAAAGAAAATACGTTGATTCACAATTAGTACGTTTTCATTACGGAAAACCAGAACGTTGGAAAGGGTGGAGTTATCTTCCTAATCCTAATGAAACCGTTATTGGTGTAGTCCGTGATACACATTCATGGGTTACATTAGATGGTAATAGATATCTTGCTATAGGTACTGATAGAAAATTATATATACTTGAGGGTAGTGCTCTTTATGACATTACACCTATTCGTGAAACTGCTTCTCTAACTAATCCTTTTACAACTGTAAGTGGCAGTCCTATTGTAACCGTAGCCGATGCTACTCATGGAGCTGCTGTGGGAGACTTTGTTACTTTTGATGATGGTAGTGCTAATAATGTATTAGACGGAATAGAATTTAATAATGAATTTGAAATTACAGAAGTAGTAGATGCTGGTAATTATAAGATTACTTATTCTTCAAATGCTACAGGAGCAACAGCAGGTGGAGGAGGATCAGTTACAGCAACTTACCAAATTAATGTAGGACCAGCTACATCTACATACGGATACGGTTGGGGTATTTTAACTTGGGGATTAAGTACATGGGGAACAGCTCGTTCTTCTTCAGATGTAACAATTAATGCTCGTAATTGGTCATTGGATAATTTTGGAGAAGATCTTGTTGCTACTGTTTTAGATGGTGGAACTTTTCAATGGGATAAAACTAACGGAGTAAGTACAAGGGCCGTGAGCCTCGGTGTAACAGCACCTGTTGCTTCTCGTTTTTCTTTAGTCTCTGCTGACACTCGACATTTATTTTTATTTGGAACATGTACTACGGTTACAGATGCAACTACGCAAGATGATTTATTTTTTAGATTTGCTGATCGTGAAAGTTTAACAGTGTTTGCACCTACAGCAGAAAATGAAGCAGGTTCGCTTCGTATTGCTGATGGTTCACGTATTATAGGTGCTGTTAAATCAACTGGTCAAATATTAGTTTGGACTGATCAATCACTACACGGTGTTCAATTTGTTGGAACACCATTTACATTTGGTCAACGACAACTTGGGGCTAACTGTGGATTGATAGCGCAACATGCAGCTATTGATGTAAATGGTCAAGCATTTTGGATGGGTGATGATGCATTTTATATGTATGATGGGGTTGTTAAAAAAATGCCATGTTCTGTTCAAGATTATGTTTATGACGATTTAAGTTATACTAATAAAAATGATATAGCTTGTGGAGTTAATCCTGAATTTAATGAAATACTTTGGTACTATCCTTCTTCAGATGCTACACAAATAGATAGAGTAGTTGTTTACAATTATTTAGAAGGTACTTGGTATACTTCAACATTAGGACGTACAAGTTACCTTGGAAACTATACTTTTGAAAATCCTATTTCTTCTGAATTTAATGCTTCTTTAGTAGCAAATGCTACAACAAGTACAGGGGTGAGCGATACACCGTTCGGTGTAACAGCAGGAGCTTCTTATTTGTATAATCAAGAGGTAGGTAACAACCAAGCCGATGGCTCTGCTATTAGTGCTTCTCTTACTACAGGATCAATTGAAATTGGGGATGGAGATCAATTTATGTCTGTTTCTAGATTTGTTCCAGACTTTACTTCTTTAGCTAATAATCTAACTGTTACCTTAACTTTAGAAGACTACCCTCAATCCACAGCTAGTCAAATAACTACAGGAACTGTAACTAGCACAACAGATAAAATTAATATAAGAGGAAGAGGAAGATCAGTAAAATTAAATTTTGCAACTAATACAGTGGATGACACTAATTGGAGACTCGGATCAATGAAACTACAACTTAGACCAGACGGGAGAAGATAATGAAAAAAGAACATAAAAGTCCTACGGGTGGATTAACACAAGCAGGGAGAGATCATTTTAAAAAAACTGAAGGCGCTAATTTAAAAGTTCCTTTGGCAAAAGGTAAAAATCCTAGAAGAATTTCTTTTGCGGCAAGGTTTGCAGGAATGCCAGGCCCGATGAAAAAACCTAACGGAGAACCCACAAGAAAAGCATTAGCTTTAAAAAAATGGGGATTTGGTTCTGTAGCAGCAGCTAAAACTTTTGCTCAAAACAATAAAAAAAGTAGCATCAAAAAAGTATAATGAAAAAAAATAAAATAAAAACAGTTAAAAAAGTAATTAAAGGTTTAAAAAAAGCATCCAACACACATGCTAAACAAGCAAAAACTTTACAAAAAGTTATAAATAGAAGGGGGAAATAATGGCTAAAATAACAATAACACGATTACCAAACGCAACGCCAGAATATAAACCAAGTCAATTTAATCAAATGATACGATTACTTGAACAACTTATTTTAAATTTAAATACATCATATTCTCAAGACATAGAAAATAAATCTAGTGGAAGGAGTTGGTACTTTGGCTGATACATTTAAAAATGCAGGGAAAGATATTACAACAACAGATTTAACAACCCTCTATACTGTTCCTACAGCATCACCAGGCGTCACAGGAACATCACCTGTTTTTCCAACAACTGCTGTTGTAAAATCTATTTTAGTTTGTAATGACCATGCAACTGCTACTACTCTTGTGGATGTAGTTTTTACTGATACCAGTGCCTCTGCTACAATTGCTTTATTTGAACAAAAAAGTGTAACGGCAAAAACTACTGATGAATTATTAGAGCAACCTTTAGTATTAGAAGAAGGGGACATATTAAAAGTACAAGCTAATGCGGCTAATCAAGTACATGTAACTGCTAGTATATTAGAAATAACAAAAGGAGATTTGTAATCGACCTTCATTCTTTATTTATTACTCCTATTTTTTCATTAAATTTAGCAGGGTATGAAGATTTAATAAAAGATATTAAAGATCTTCAAGACAAAGAACCTCAGACTATAGAAGGAAAAAGCACTAAAGGAGGATGGCACAGCCATGATTTTCTTCACGAAAATGAAAAGTTTGGTAAATTAAAATCTGAGATTGTTAATCTATCTCAAGAAGCTATGACACATTTAGATATAATTAAAGAAATGATTCCTGAAGTAACAGGGATGTGGGCCGTGGTTAATGGACCAGGAAGCAGTAATCGTTTACATAATCACCCTTTTAATTACCTCTCAGGCGTCTTTTATTTACAAGTGCCTAAAGATAGTGGTTCCCTTATATTTCATGATCCTAGACCTCAATCTGAAGTATTATCACCTCCTAAAAAACCACAGGAGAGTATACATACAGCGCACCGAGTAACATGGACACCCAAACAAAATGATATATTATTTTTTCCTTCTTGGCTTCAACATGAAGTAAAGGAAAATAATTCACAAGAAGAAAGAATTGTGATAAGTTTTAATATTGAATTAAAAAGGAGAAACAATGACTAAAATTGTAGAAGAAGCAAAAGTTTTAGGGGAAATTGATGCAGGCGATGGTCGTATGGTTCCTCATATTAGATGTAAATCTGAGACAACGATTATTAATACAGAAACAAACCAAGAATATAATTCTGAAAATGATGCAACAAACGATGTAGCTAATCCCAATACAGCAACTAAAGAAGAACATATTAGACGAGATGTAAAAATATTTGCTCCGTCTCTAGCTGATATGGTAGGAGCTAACGACGACTAAGCACTACAAGCTTCACATTCAACGTCAGCTTCGTTTCCATTTAACATTACTTTTTCATTAGAAGTATCATGACAACCACATCCTTTTAAGTGTTCTGATAATGTTTTTTTTAGTCTTTCATTATCTCGCTCTGAGGCTAATAAACGTTCGTGGTAGCGGCTCACCTTGTCAGCGAGGACAGCTATAGCTTTCAATACTTCTTGATTTTCCATAATATCTCCTGTGATTTAAATTTTTGGGTGAGATCTAATTTAACCATATTTCAATTGAAAGCAACAGAACTTTTTAAAATTGTTTTATTGACAAGAAATATATGATATGAAAGTAACAGAATTAGAAAAAAGAATGAAACATAGAGTTATAGTTTATGACAAAATAGTAGGGATATATAAAATTCCTTTAAAACTCATTAGTGATTTAAATAAAAAATATGAAGCTGCAAGAAATCATTTAACCAGTTATGGTCCTCGTTTAGCAGGGCGATTAAATAGTGAACTAGATATTATTCCTATTATTCAAAAAACTACAGCGTTTAAAAAAATAACTGATTGTGTTTCTCATTATATAGATCTAAATAAAAAATACGGCATATTAGTAAATCAACATTATAATTTAGATATTCAAAGTTGTTGGATTAATGATATGATTCAAAATGAATACAATCCACCACACACGCATCATAACAATACTGGATACTCCACTGTTTTATTTTTAAAAGTTCCTAAGTTTATTGATGATACAAAAGATCCTCATAAATTTAAAGATGGTCAGTTGTCTTTTGTAAACTGTTCTAGCAACGCTTGTTCATGGCATGAACCTAAAGTTGGTGATTTTTATATTTTTAAAGCAGATCACATGCATTCTGTAATGCCTTTTAAAACAAAAACTTTTAAAGAAATTAGACGTTCTATGTCTTTTAATTTTATAATAAAAAATAAAACTTAATATGTTTGAAAAAAAAATAAGATTTACATGTATTGATCCTAATTTTGTAGATATTTGGCCTCATCCAAAACCAGCTACAAAGTTTATAACAGATGCTTATAAAAAATTAGAAAGATACTCTGGAGGTAATTTATTAAAAGGAACAGTTAAAACATGTATGCCTTTTTTAGATTCTATGACAGCAGGATATATTATTCCTTTTGATCAAGATTATTTAATTGATGCTGTTGAAAATGATTTTGTCGTTATTCCTTCTACTAAAAAAGAAGAAGATACAGGAGAACATCCTAACACGCAATTACCAACAGAATGGCATAAAGGAGCAGGAGAAAAAGCAGGAAAATTTATTAATAAATGGTTAATAGAAACACCTCCTGGTTATAGTTGTTTATTTATTCATCCTATGAATAGAGTAGAAGAACGTTATAAGATTATAGAAGGTATTGTTGATACCGACAGTTATATGAATACAATTCATTTTCCTTTTATTTTAAAAGAATGGAATAAACAAACTTTACTTAAAAAAGGAGATCCTATGGTTCAAGTTGTTCCTTTTAAAAGAGAATCTTGGAAAATGTGGTCTGGTTTTACTTTTGAAAAAGAACATAGTAAAACTTTAAACAGATTAAATAGTGAATGGTCTGATAGATATAAAAAATATTGGTGGAAAAAGAAAGGTTTTAAATGATTAACTTAAAAGATTTTGTTCATAAATATGACAATATAATTGAAAAAGAAATATGTGAGGAAATTATAAATCAAAAAGATTTAAAATTTTATCCTGCCAAAACTGGTGGTGGTGTTCACAAAGCTAGAAATTGTTTAGTTAAACCTATAGAAAAAAATTTTGACAGTAAGATACATGAAATAATTTCAAAAATAATTCAATTATATATGGACGATCATGAACATTTTGGTCCAGGAATGGGTTCTATTGAAGATACTGGTTATGAACATTTACTTTATTTAGGTTCAAACAAAGGTGAATACAAACAGCACACCGATCACATGGATATGTTTCCTAGAATATTAAGTGTATCTATTTTATTAAATGATAATTATGAAGGTGGTGATTTTTCTTTTTTTAACGGGCAACACATTATTAAAAAAAAACAAGGAAGTGCAATTGTTTTTCCTAGTAATTTTTGTTTTCCTCATGCTGTGCTACCTGTGACACAAGGAGACAGACATTCTATAATTACATGGATTCATTAATGAAAAATCAATATAAATATATAAACAATTTTTTATCGGAAGATTTAGTAGCTTACTTATCTTTTTTTATTTTAAATCAAGATAAATTTATAGGTGATGATCAAGTTCCTCAATCACATTCTTTGCATTCCAATCAATCTCCAATTATGTATAATCTTCTTCATTTTCTACGTCCTCGTATGGAAAAAGAAACAGGATTAAAATTAAAACCAATTTATGCTTACACTAGATTATACTTACCTGGTGCAGATCTTTATCGTCATAAAGACAGAGGACAATGTGAAATCAGTGCATCTTTAACTTTACAATACCATTATGAAGATAAAAATTATAAATGGCCGTTGTGTATGGGAGACACACCTATTATTATTAATTCAGGTGACGGGGTTATATATAAAGGTTGTGAAATAGAACATTGGCGTCCTGTTTTTATTCAAGAACCACCAAGTTGGCATCATCAAATATTTATTCATTATGTAGATTTAAATGGTAAAAATAAAAATTTAGAAGAAGAATATAGTTCTACAGGAGATGAAATATACGTTAAACCTAAGAATAATTAGGATCGTAATCTATCCATGTTTTATCAAAAGTAGATTCATCATTTCCTGATTCTACATAAGTTGTTAAAGCTTCCATCCACTTTAATTGAGCTGTTTCAATTTGAGCTTGACGAGTTGATCCCCAATCTAATAACTCTTGAAGAGTTGTGTCCCCTACAGCGTCACTTTTTGAAGTAAACAAAGTATTTCCTGTCATATCACCTGTAGAAGGATCTTTTCTTTGAATTTCATTATCACCTGGTTGATCGTTGTAAACAATAGCATGAATAGTATTATCGTTTAAACTAGGCATTGCATTACCTTTATTTACCCATTTAATGTGAAATGAATCATTTACTAAAATACTTTCATTAGGAAATATCATTATTTGATTAGCCATATTTTTTAAAATTTAATAATATAGTTAACTACTACGTAAGGAGAAAAAGAATTAGTTCCTGCACCTGCTACAGTTCCTGTTAATGTTCCACCTGAAGTTGTTACAGCTACAGTTCCTGTTAATGTCCCTGATAAAGTGTGTGCGTGTGTGTGACCTGTTCCACTTCCAGCATTTTCAAGTGCACCTGTAATCCATCCTGGAGAAGGTGCCCATCCATCTGCCATTGGACGAATAGTTTGGTTCCAACCTATTACAGGGCCTCCTGTTACAGCATTTGGATTTCCACTAGAAAAATGGGCTGTGTGATCATGAGAACCTATTTGAGCTTCGGTTAAAGAAGTATTTGATACTGCTCCTGTTACTGTTACTGCTTGATTGTTAGCTACAGTAGATGTAACTGTGCTTACAGCTTGATTGTTAGTCATTGAAACAGTAACTGTATTAGCACCACCAGTAGCTGCTAAATTATAAGTATTACCATCATATCCTTGTGGAGTTTTCCCTTGTAGTTGAGGAACATTAAATGTTGTTGAACCATCACCCGCACCATATGTTGTGCTTGTTACAACGAACAAGTCTGCATACGTTGTTCTAGAAACTGCTGCACCATTACATAATAAATATCCACTTGGCGCTGTTGCTTTAGGCCAAGGTTTAATTGTCCCTACTTCACTTCTATTTGTAAAATCTTGTAAATTAGTCATTGTATTTTAATCTCCATCCAAAAGTTGCATCATAGAATACTAAAGCAATACCTGCACTATTAGTAGTAATTTCTAAATCTGCAGCAGATCCCATAATTGGTTGACTGTTACGTCCTATAGTAATTTTATTTGTTCCTGCTGTTCCTTCTGCATCTATAATTTTACATTGCATTCCTATACTAGGAGAAGCAGGTAATGTTAAAGTAAAAGTTCCACCCGATGTATCAGCAAAAATGTTATCGCCGTCTACCATAGTATAGTTTCCAGTTTTTTTTGTCCATGTTTCACTTAAACCTGCTAAATCAAAAATATCATACCAATTAGTACCATCAGTAGCTAGTAAACGATATTTACCGTTTGCAACAGTTACTGTGTTTCCTGTAGCACCTAGTCTAGCAGATACATCTGCCCCACCACTGATGTTATTATAAACACCAACAGTTTTTTGTGTAGCTGGAAATTGTACTGTGTGTGTTGTAGAAACAGTTCCTGTAAAAATTATTTGGTTTTGTCTTGCTTCGTTGTTTGCTTGAGATTGTGGACCATCGCCGTTTGATAGCGTAGTTGAAGTTCCTGTAGTAAGTGCTTTAGAATAAACACCAGCAATAGCAAATTCAAAAACTTGAGAAAAGTTATTATTAGTTATAGTTCCCCACGTACCTGAGTTTTCCCCATTTACTTGTAGTTCGATTCTAAGCCCTGTTGAATATGTTGACATTTAATCTCCTAAGTAAGTTTTATTGATAAATATAAAGTTTGTCAAAACTTTTATGCAGCCTTAGTTACTTCTGTCCAACTAATAGAACTGTTTGAGTCATCTACTACATTCCATGCTGTAATATCTAACGATCCTACACTACTTGTAGCAGAAACCCCTGTTATTGTAAAGATTGCATTTCCTGAAACATTTGGGTTACCTGGACTTGCAGTAAGAGAAACCCCTGTTAAAGCATATGACGATTCCTGTGATGCTTGTCCCACGGCTGACGTTGCACTTTGTCCTGTTGGAGTTATTTCTACACCACCTGCCGCTACCACACTACCAACAAAAGATGATGAACCAATTGCTGAATATTCATTTGCATCACTAACAGGAGTATTAGCTTGTCCACCCATGCCTGAATGAACACTACAATAATAATATAAAGTAGGTGCACCTGTCGCTACTGTTATTTGAGTGTAAGCTCCTGAATTACCTGGAACACCATAATAATATACGCCTGTTGTATATGCTGAACCACCACCGTGTGTTCCATCTGAAGTTATGCTAAATCTAAATGGATGTCCATCATTACTAGCATCTGATTGATCAAATAAATACGTGTTTCCTTCAGCTAATTCTAAAGTGTCTTGTTGAATTCCATCAATAACATATTTATTACCATATGCTGTACTTATAACTGTTACTACTTTCGTAACAGTTCCTCCATCTCCAATTACGTCAACATCAGTTGAAACAATTTCTGTTCCAAGACTTGTAACTAAACCGATACCTGTTGGGGATACAATAGCACCACCTGTTGCAATTTCTGTTCCAAGACTTGCTGTTAGTTGTTCTCCTACGGGTAATACAGTTGGACTAATACCAACTGATACAGTTCCAAGACTTGCATCTAGTTCTGGTTCACTTGAAGCGACAACGGTTATAACCCCATCACCACTAATAGAAAAAGTACCAATTGAACTTGTAGCCCCAACACCTGTTGCAAATGCAGAAGTTCCTAGTGTTCCTGTAGCTATCGACATTCCTGCCGATGTAATTGTTGGAGCAACGTCTCCTTGGAATGTCATAGTTCCTGGAGTAGAAGTTGCACTTACACCTGTTAAAGCATAACTCGCTGCGGTAATTCCCCAAAGGTTATCACCCCAACCAATTTCTACATTTGATGATCCTGCAAATGCTCTTCCCCAACCACTTTGAAAACCAGTAAAAACTGATTCTGAACCAAGAGAAGAGGTTGTGCCTAATCCTGTTAGAGTAACATTAGCAGAACCTACAACGGAGGTAGGTGTATTAGTATTAGATTGAAGTTGTTGTCCTGGAGCAGTTAAATTTTGACCTCCAGTAGCAACACCAGTTCCTACGGCTGACGTGGTACCAAGACCAGTAAGCGTTACGTTACATGCACCCGTAATAGTTGGGGTAGCAGTCGCTGAAGTGAGGCCGACACCCGTTGCTTCGACAGGAGCTTGTTGTCCCCATGCACCACTGCCCCAAGTTTCTCGGCCCCATCCTTGGATGGAAGCCATAATCTAATCTCCTATGCGATTCTTAAAATTGCAGCAGTCGCTTCAGCAGCAGGGAATGTAATTGTAAACGTTCCTGATGTTGAAGTTTTAACTCCACCAAAATCTAAAACACAAACAGAGGCATTGGTTGTTAAACCTGTTACTGTTGAACTATTATAAATTACAGCAGCTTGTGCTGAAATAGTTGCACTTGTAAATGATAAGTCTGGTGAAAAATCACAAACAGCAGTGTCACCTGATAATGCTGGTGTTACTGATGTTAATGCTCCACCACCTTCTGAATAAGTGCCTGAGTTTGCAACTTCGTCTGTTCCTTGCCAGACAGTTGTTGATTTTGATAATGTCGCTTCTGCGTCATATAATGCTAGTTTAAAAGCGTTCCCTGTCGTAGCCGTAAAATTGTGTAGGCCTTTCAGGATCTCCACTTTAAAACTGTTACATACAGCTTGAGTAATTGCCATAATAATCTCCTATGGGTTCCTTGATTCGAGAGGGATACGAATAACGCCGTCCCGAAATTCGTCTCTACGGTCACGCCCCATCTCATATGCGGCAAGAGCCTGTACAGACTGATTATACATTTTATCATAGTATTGTATCATATCTGCTGGACCTTTCAAGTATCCAAGTGCTTGTAAAATACAACCATATAATAGCACGTTTGGGGCATTCTGACTTAACCAGGTAGAAGTAAAACTACTTGTTAAACCATCAGGCTTATACGTGTAAGCGAGCTCAACTTGTTGAGCAACGTTTGGGGTTGGCGCTAAATAGTGCGTATCTTGATCCCACATAGCATAATACTTAGGGGTACCTGTTTCCGTTCTATCTGGCCAGTATTCATTCATAAACGAAATATCTTTTTGAAGCAATATCGTTCTGTCATTTGTTGCAGATACTCCAACATCATCAATAATTTGTACATATCTCGTTGCTTGCCAATCAGAGGGCAAAGGTAAAAAAGCATTACCTACAGTTAGTGTAGCAAAATCATATTTACGATAGTAATTAAGATCTATTGTTCTCATTATTTGATCTTCAATAGAAGAAATAAAAGGTTGAATAATTGAATCAGATAATACCGAAGTTGTAGTTTCAGTGTAATTTCTTACGTTATCATTTAAATCAGAATAATCGGTCATGAGGTACTTACTGTAACATTTCCTAACGATGCTAGCAACCCAGTAGTTTTCATCGGTTTTTGTAAACTTAAAGGCATCATACTTCTAACAAAACCTGTATATGAAGTTCCATTTGCATAATATAAAGTAACAGCTTCTTCTAAAGTTTGAAAACTGTTAACAGCATTTCCAACGCCTACACCATCATAGACATTTAAATTAGGAGAAAGAACTACTTCTCCTGTAGGTTTTCTCACTGTATTATTTCCAACAAAAACAGTAGAATTAGCAATTTGTGGTTTTGCATGTTGTAAAGCTGTAAAATCTGTAGGATGATTTCTAGGATCTAATTGTGGTTGTTTTGGTTCAAACTCAGAAACATGAACCCATGATCCATTCCATTCTTGAACCATTTCGTTGTAAGGAAAAGACATTCCCGATCTATCAGATATTCTTAAAGCATATTTTCCTGAAGAATATTTTCCCACAACGCCTCCTATGAAAAATATAAAGTTTGTCGCGGTACCATACTGTAACTAGCTTTTTCTACATCTGATGCCGCAGCTCTACTAAATTCTTCATCGTAAACTGCTTTTAAAATTGCAATTCTATCAGGTGCGTATTTCATGGCTACGTAATAAGATAATCCTGCTACTAAACACGGTAAAAAACGAAAAGGAATTTGAGCATTTTTAGTGTAAGCATTTATATCTGTCATACGAAGAGAAGCGTAATATTTAAAAGTGTAAGTAGAATCAGCTTGAGGAAAAAAATATACTTTTGGAAGTATTGTTCTTTCAAAATAATATTGAGCAGGTCTTCCTTGAGTTGTTTTAACTGTATAATCCCAATAAGTAGATCGCCCTATTTTTGTCATAGAAAAATCACCATTACTGTTTGACATAACAGCACTATCAATGTCTACAATTTGAGAACTATCATTTGCATCTGTGGTAGCATTACCCGCAGAATCAACAGAATATAAGGTAGCACCTTCAATCACTTGAGTTCCTGCTGTAACAGTTGCTTCTCTTTGTTGAATTGTCCAAAGGTTTAAACCTCTGTTTGCCCATTCAGCAATCATTAAATTAATAGAACGTCTTGCGGTTTTTAATTCGTAACCTGTACGATCTTGCAAACCGCAACGTTCAAAAGCTTCTTCTATTAAAGAATCTAAATCTAATATAAAGCCTGCTGTTGAAGAATAAGAAGGATTACCTGTATTTAAATTTGACATTTAATTACTTTGCCATTCCCATTCCACGTTTAGCGACTCCACCACCACGTTTATTTAAAGCTCCTACAATTCTTTTCTTTTCTTGTTTTAAGTTTTTCTTACCTTTTTTAGTAAAAGCTTTTTCAGCATCTACTCTTCCAAGTTCTTCTAATTTATTCATACGGCTAGTATTTGCTTTACCACCTCTTGAAAGTTTAGCAGTTTTTTTCTTAGGGCCCATCATACCGCCCATATTTTTTTTAGCTATTTTTTTCTTAGGAGACATTCCGCCACCTCTTAGTCTTGCAGTTTTCTTTTTACCCATCATGATAGACCTCCATTGATCTTTTTGTATTTGTTTTCTCTAGATACAACGACGTCTCGATAGTATCCTTTAGGCCACATCTTATAGTAACCTTGTTTGTGCAATTTATCAGAAGCTTGCTGTAATTGCGAGAACTTTTGTACTAGCATCATCGAATACTTTAAGTCACTTTCTACCTCAGGAATCTTACCTCCAGGCGATACTAAAAACTCTTGTTCATCTAAAGTAGCTGGATTTTTAGGATGAAAACTCATAAAATACATATCTTTGGAATTGTAAAAATAATTATATTCTTCAGTAGCTTCATGTAAATTATCGGGAGAATAACTACAATAAGGATCACAAAATACAAGTATTTCAGATACTTTAAAATTTAAATTTTTTAAATGATCATTTAATTCTGATTTATAGGTGCTTCCTTTACTTTTCACGGACACCCAAACTTTTTTATCGTGCCATGCTTTTTTAGCAAAAGGACATGCAGGAACTCCACCTAAATGAAGATTGGGAACTTCAAGATAATGTTTAGACCAAAGTCGTACGTCTTCTATTATCTGTTTCCTTGTCGGTTGTATTTTTTCCAATTTAATCTCTTGCTTTTATTTTTTGGTTTAGATCTTGATGAATGACCAATACTTGTTCTTTTTGGTTTCGGTGTAAAATATGCAGTGTGTGTAGTATTTTTAGACATTAATTACCATATTTATCTTCTATAATTTTATATATTTTAAGATTACCTTCAGCATCTGGTCTTAGTTCTGCTTTGACTTGACCACACTCGTAACGAATAGTATTTACTCTATTATCTGAAAGGTTGCGCTCAGCCTCACGTTTTGCTTTTAAGCATTTTGATAATCCATCTGTCATCATGTGGCCGTCCAACGACCCATTGACAAACATGCACAATGAAAACACCAAAGCGATTGTACTAGTGACTGGTTCCATTTTTATTCTCCCTTACTTTATCTTTTAATTTTTCTACATCTGTTTGTAGTTTTAATACCTGGTCTTTTAAAAAATTTATATTTACAGTGTTGGACATCATTGATTCCATTTCAGATTGTAGCTTTTCTTGAGTAGAAGAAATAAATTCTACCAACATAAATAATTCATTTATTTGAGGTGAAACCATATCACCTTTAGGAACACCAATAATAAATTCATTAGCTGCTGTTAAATCTTTTTCTGTTAGAACTAATGCAGTTTCTACTTGCGTCAGTCTAGCTATAACACCAAAGTACGCCCAGGTTCCTACAGCGACCAACGTGATGAGGCTAGCAACCGTTTTAAGCGGCATTTGTACATTTGTTTTATCACTGACTTTCATTTTCTATTTTCTTATTTACACCTTTACACTTCTCTCGTACAGTAGCAAATTCAGATCCTAATTCTAGATCTTTATATTTAGCACAATTAGCCAATAATTCTAATTCTTGCCTTAATCTATCATTTTCTCTGAGTAATTGTATGGTGCCCTCATTGCACGTCGATTGTAAAGGCCAACTAAAACGTAATCCAACGGTTCCGTTGACGTCATCACTATAGTTGCGGTAATTATTATCAGCGTTGCCATCACCATCTTGATATATAGTTTTACCATCGGTTCCTCTTAGTTCTGTATAAAATTCTACTCTACCACGCTCACAGCTACTGTTACTAGAACCTAAGTAATCATTTCTTGCTTGAGTTTTAGTGCTTAATAAACAGCATATAATTAACAATGCTATTAAAAAAACAATTAAACCACGTTCGTGTTTCATTAATAACCACCCGACGCTACTCTTTCAATTTCTTTTATATCATATCCTATTTGTCTAAGAGAGTCTGTGTTACCTCTTACGAGCTCTTCTAATGCCTGATACTCTGCTTGTGATGCCATTTTATAAGAACCATCACGCAATGCTGCAACAATGCCCTCGAGTCTCCCAACCCATGTGGCCATTTCCGCCATTTCTTTTACGAGCTCCTCCCTTGCGTCTGCGTAGTTCTTAGAGTTTCTACTTGTCTTGTCTGTGTAAGTTCTATGTATGTTGTCTATATCGCTGTATATACGTTGTTCTAAGTTCTCTACCTCTACCTTTAATATATTAATAGTGTCAGTGCTTGCATCAATTTGCGATGTCAACTTATTGACATAATTAAGAGTTCCGTATGCCCCAGCTATCAAAGAAATTAAAATTGGTAGTGAAGCTAGATATTTAAAATATTTCATTATGTTTTATTTTCTACTTTAACTGTTGCGTGTTTGGTTCCTCCCACATAGAGTCCAAACCATGCGGCTCCCGCACCTACGACCACGGATACAAAAGCTGATTGTGCATTTGTTGGATCTGGTAAACTCATAAACCATTCGGTTGTACGCCAAAATGAAATTCCGTAAAGAGTAATTAATAGTCTAGGAAAAATTCTCCAAGCAGATAATCGTTCTGGTGTCATTTAACATTTCCATAATTATTCCCGCCCCTTTTTCAGTGGGGCGGAAGTATTTAAATTAGTAAGTCGCCTATAACTGTACAACCTGTAGTTATACCTGCATCAAAACTAATAAAATAAGAATCACCTGTAGTTCCTTTAATTCTAAAACCTCCGTCAGGCATATCATAAACAACAGAGTCTGCTGCTCCACCTGTTGGAAGAGTTAAAACTGCTGTTCCATTAATATCTGAATCACGAATAGTAATATCACCTGCTGTTGTTGTGCTTCCAAATACAACACTTCTAATTCTAATTAAATCTGCATTAGTTAATAATCCAGATGACATTCCAATTGTTCCAGCTGATGTATTTGTTCCTACAGTACCACTTGTTGTTATTGAGGTAATTGTTTTATAAAAACCTGATGTGCTTACTGTATTAGCATTTGGTCCTGCAATAGTTTCATTTTGTGCTTCTCCTAAAGAACCTGTACCAACAATAGCAAAGTTTACACCTGATATATTTGCTGCTGAAGTTAAAGAAACTTTAACTGCTAAACCATCACCTGATAAAGCTGCTTTTTTAGTAGCATCTAAAGTCATGACTGCTGCACCACTTACCGTTTGAGCTGCCGCTAGCGAAGTTGTACTGTCGGCTGTAGCCGCTCCAAACGTTTTTGATTTATAATTTTCCGCCATAGCGTTCTCCTATTAAATGGTGAGGCTGTTACACCTCACCTAGATTATTGTTTAACTCCAAGGGTTAGCAAATGCACCATTACCGATTAGTTGTGCACTAACCTGCCAAAGTAAACCATCCACTGCTCTACATTGAATTTGAGCACCTTCTAGTCCACCTTTAGTAGTAGCAGTTAAAGTTAGTGTATCAGTTCCACCTGCTGTAAAAGCAGTTACAGCCCCTGGATCAGTTGCTGTGTTGTTGTAGATTGCCATACCTCTAAATACATCTGCTGTATCTCTACCTGCTGCAGTTCCTGCATTTATAACAATAGTGTTACCACCTGTTAAACTTGCAGTAACGATGAATTCATACATTAGTCCAACTCTATTATTAGAGCTTGGATCATCACCTGGTCCAGCAGTTATAGGTGTAGCTGTATCTATAATTGAAGGTAAGTTAAATACAGTATTAGCATTTCCAATCTGTATAATTTTTCCTTGATATAAATCTATGCCAGCAATAGTAGTTCCACCATCAACGGTGCCTGTTATTGATGCTGCCATACTTGGTCCTGTACCCAAAAATCCGTTAAGGGATCTGACTGGGCCTTGAAAAGTAGTTCTAGCCATTTTATTCTCCTTTGGTCGTATAGACCATTATCGTCACGCCGTCTCTATACCGTCTGCTTAGCCAGTCTGCGTAACTAAATTAATACTAAGAATTACATTGTAAAACAAAAAAGGCGCTCTTACAAGCGCCTTCTTCGTATCTGGGAGGATCCAGTAAAAGTTTAATTAACTACCTTGAGATGCATAAACACAACGAGGATCAGAGTAACCAAAGCTGTATCTCTCTCTAGCTTTGTATCTCATATTGCCTGTATCAAAATCGCCTTCCATGCCTGTAGCAAGGGCAGCTCTTGTGAAGTGTTTAAATCCATTAGGACAATCTGTTTTTACGAACCATGCATCAGTATCAGTTAAGTAGTGATTTACTACATAACCTTCTGGTAACATGCCCATATTTTTCATAGCATTGATATCGTTGTCAGCAGTACCAACTCTAAGAGTAGAATTTAAAATTCTATCAACTACAAATTGAATGTTTACAGGAATAATTAATTTTCTTCCTTGCATTGCAATTTTAAGTCCTCTTTCGTCGATAAAGCCAGCAATGTCAATCATGCCTTGCTCTAATGAGGTTTCGTTAATGTCAGCATCAGTTGAACTTCTATTTGAAAAAGTACCACCGAAAGTAGTTGGATGTGCTGTGCTAGCTAATGTAACACCATCACCACCAGTTGTAGAGAACGCAGTATTAAGTACGTTTGCTCCTCTGACTTGTTTTGTGTACGCCATAGATCTTGCTAAAGCTTTAGTGTAACGAGCAGATAAAGTATCATAAAGGTTATCTTCTACTGCTTCTTCTGTTAACGCAAACGCAAGTGCGATTGTATCGTGAACATATCTTGCAGTGAAAGATTCTTTTGCAGTATCAAATGCTACTGCTGAACCTTCGGGCTTTACTGCCGCTTCACCAAAACCTACTAACATAACTTCTTCTTCAAAAGCTCTGTCAGAAGATTCCTGACTAAATATTTGTGCACTCTCGTTCTCATAACGAGCATACTCTAATCCGAACAAGGCGTTTAGACCAGGTTCTAGCTCTTTGGCGAGCTGGGCTCTATTAATTGCCATAACTAATTACCTTTCCTATTATACGCCCTGCGTACCAGTGTGAGCCATAAGTTTATGATTATTGATTTTAATAACTAAAACACTGTTATTAGCAGTGGCATCATTATCGGGAACATCCCAAAAATCAATCAATCGTACTTGATGGGTCGCAGTAGCAGCGGCCGAACTTGAATCTATTTCAACACCAGAAACACCCGTAGTGGTACTTCCAGTTCCAAAAATGAGATTAGCATTTTCGTTTAAGTTTGCTGCAACTATATTGCTTACAACAGAATCCTGTTGTGCAATAAAAGTTTGCATTGGATCGTCACATACAAACGCTTTAGCATCAGTAGTTGCTAAAGAAGCTGGTATGTAAGCATTCCAAGTTGGTTTGCTTGTGGTTGGATCGGTATAAAACGCTCCTCGCATAACGCCTACTAGGGCATCACTTGCAGTAGCTACTTCCACGGTTCCGTCGTTTTTATATTTAACGGGGTCCCCTGTAAAAATAGCTGTACTTTGTGAAGCTCCTACATCGTAACGAGTTAATCCACCATTATTCGGATTTTGACCGACTTTTGCAATGGGTATTAACCCAAATGCGCTGTCAATATTTGCCATATTGTCATCCTTTAATAGTATTAGTGGTCAAAAATCCTACTTATTAGTCTTTTTTCCCACCAAATGTTACTCTGCTCTGCCTATCTTTCGAAATAGGCATGCTTGGATGCTCTTGTTTCATTAGATCATTATCAACTGATGCCTGTTGATCGTCGGTTAAGCGTTTGAAGTAAACGTCTCTATCTTCTTTTACCTCAATCGGACATCTCATTAACAATAATCCACCAACTCCTATTACACCTTTATATTTGCCATCTGCGACTGACGGTATGTCTTGTCGATTTGGATATTCATCAGCTTTAACAAATTCGTAACCTGAACGAAGTCTACCCATGATATTTTTTTCATCGGCTTCACCTCTATATTCAGCACGAACCCATCTGTGATGAAATCCTTCTGGCGGATCTGGCGCTTCTAAGTTTGATGGAGGAACCCATCCTCTTTTACGAGCACCCTTTTCACGGGTTTCAGCTTTGCGTGCGGTCTTTTTCATAGTTTCAATAGTTTCAGTCATATTACGCCTCCTTCACGTGTTTTGCGTATTCTTCCAAGGGCACACCGAGTTTTTTTGCGATCGCAACTTGTGAAGGTGTGAGTCTCACAGTGCGGCGGCCTGAAGCCGATTTTCTAACAACTCCAGCAACTTTTTGCTTCGGTCGATTTACTTCCCCTCCATTTGAAAATTTATGGGGAAACTCTTTTCTTATACGTATGTCTATTTCATTATAATACTCATCATCTCTAGGATCAACACCTTCTTTTAATAATTCTTGATGAATATCATACGCTGTATATGTCATGGCATTATCATTACCAAACCATTCATTTTTTTCAGCCCAAGATTGAGCTTTTGGATCTACAGGAGCTTTATTTTGTGATGAAGGCTGTTGATCAATTATTTCTTCAACATTTTCTTCTTTATTAGATAATTCATTTTTTCTCCGTATAGCTTTAGCTTTTGAAACTTTTAATCTCTCATCTTCTATGGTTAATCGAGAAATTTCTTGATTGGCGGCTACTTGTTTTTCAGCATCTTTTGCGTTAATAGCCGCTTCCAATGCTCTTTTAGCAAATTCTTTTTGATTAACGAGAGCTTTTTCTCTATCAACCAACATAGAATCATTTTGAACTACACTTGCTGATTTTAATTTATCAGACTCTGTTTTAACTTGTTTTGCATAATCAATAGCCGCTTGTTCACGACGTTCTGCTTCACGCATTTTACGAGTTAATTTATCAATTCGTTTTTTTACACCTACACTATATTCTTCTAGCTCTTCTTCTTTATTTTCTTTAGCAGGTGATGTTGTAACTTCTTCAATTGTTTTTTCCTCTATTACTTCAATAGTAGGAGATTCTTCTTGCGTTACTTCGTTTACGCCTTTTTCTTCTTTTAGTGTTACATCAACCGAATTTCCTGAACTGTCGATAGGTACTAATTTTTCTGATGATGGTATTATTGCTTCTGGCATGGTGCCTCCATGTTATAAAATGTTAGCTGGCAGAATATCTCTCGGATCATCAATGACTGCCAGTATTTCATCATCATTAACTATTCTCAGTTCTCCCCCTTCAATTTTAATTCTAGCCCCTGAGTATCTAGTAATTAAAACCCAATCTCCTTCTTTACACCAAGGTCCATTAGGAAAACGAGATTTGTCTAAAAAACAATCTGGTCCTAACTTTAATACTTTACAAACGTTAGTAGTAATTTGTGATTGTTCTACCGTTTCATCTGTAAGATGTAATCCTGCTGTTGTTTTACTTTCTAATTTTAAAGGGTATAAAACCATTCTAAAACCAGTTGGTGTTGGTACTTTTTCTAATTCTTTCTTTTCTTTTGCTGGGCCTTTTTTATCCCATACATGTTTAGGCATTATTAGTTTACTTGCTACTTTAGTCATCTTCTAGCTCCGTTTTCTTTAGCAGGTCCGTGAGTTCCTGTCCTTCTTGTTCTAAGGCATGTAACTTACCTGTCAAATACCTATATTCGTCCCAATCTTTAACACCTTGCAATATAGCCGACTTTACCTGCTCTTGTCTAGATATTAATTGTTTTTTGTAATATGTAAAAAAATTTTCTAAGCGCATTCTTTCATTATTTTTGCAAGACTTTCACATCTCGTTGTTGTTTGTTTTCTCCAACGAGAGTCCAACATCTGTAGATGAGCCTCGTGATAATTTTTTTCTTCAAGGGCTAAAAGCATTTTAGAAAATTTTCTAACACCCATGGTTCCAAGCTGAAATACCATTTCAATAATTATATTTTTTGCTTCGGGATGCAATTCAGAAACATGACCTATAATTTGATCAGCACCTGTCTCTGCTTTTTCAAAATCTTTATAAAATAATTGTCTTAAATCTTTTTCTTTATATTGAACTCCTTCAATAAAATTATCATTTTCAGTAACTAAATGACCATACCCTATAGTAGCTTTTTTTAATGAGTCTAGATACACAGTATCACGAAAACCTTCATGATCCATAATACGTTTTTTTAAAACTTCTGACATTAAATAAATATTTTTGTTATCGGTCTTTTTTCTTTCATCATTCTACCAAATCCTCTTGGTTTAACCTCTATATAACCTCCGTTGTCTTTTTTTACAATCTTATTTCCATGTTCATTAGCCCATTTTTTTGCCATTTTAGGTTTATTTGCATAAAGAAATGCTCTTTGTTTTTTAGAGCGAAAAGGCATTATGCTTTTTTAGTTTTAGGCTTAAAAGCAGTTTTTGCTGATTGTTTTAAAGCTTTAGAAGTTACACTACCTTTTCCTGGTTTACTTGTACCATCTTTTTTAGCTTTGTTCATGTAATAGTAAAGTCCTTTTTTAGCTACTCTTCCATCTTTAGTAACATGTGTTCCTTTATTAGCTCTAATAACAGAACCTTCTCTAGAACCTTTAGCAGATGGACCTGAAATAGTAGATCCTTGTCCAGAACTTTTTGCTCTAGCTCCTTTAATGACAGATGCTTGTCCAGAGCTTTTAACCATTTTTCTAGCTGTCATTTATTTAGCAATTCCCATACCACGTTTAGCGATTCCGCCACCACGTCTTTTAATTGCTCCACCTTTTTTTCTCATCATTGGTTTATTAGGGTTATACCCTGTAACACTTTGAACAGTTGGATCTGGAGAACGTCCCATTGGATTCATTCCACCACCCATGCTACCACCCATAGCTCTATTAGCAATGTTAGGTTTGTTAGTTTTGCTAGATGCCCCAAAAGCTTTTCTTCTTTCTCTAAATTGAGAAAGAGTTCCATTTAATCTGTCTTTCATTGTTTTTTTATCATCAGGATCCATGTTGTCAAAAATTTCTTTAGCTTTTGTAACCATTTTTCGCACCAATGCTAGAGATCCAGCCGAGCCAAGACCTTTGGTGCCTTCTTCTTGTAAACTCTTTCGAATTTTTGATAATTGATTTGTTAATTCTTTTGTACTCATTTTGTTAATCCTTTCGCCTTCTCGAAACTTCTCATTCCCGCTACGCCGAGCATTGAAGTGACAATTGCTAGTAGAGGCCCAGTTTGAATTTCTGGAGCCGTTAAGTTTAATCCTGCAAATTTACTATACCACTCTATGCAGGGAGATAGAATGAATTCGAACATTAATGCAAAGGCTCCTGTCCAACCGATTGCTGGGCGCCAGCCGCTCACGAATACGGAGCGGTGACCTGCCTCTTTTGCATTTATATCCAATTGCTTTTCAGCAAGTTTTTGCTGGATACGTTGCATTAAAATTTTTTTATCTAATTTCTCTTCTTCTGAGGTATGAATTGAATCAATCACCGAGGCTACTTGTTTTAAAGCACCATCTTTGCCTCCTAACAATCCTCCGATGAGTTTTAACATTATGCAGCTCCGCCTGTCATCCAGCTAATTACCCAGATAACTACGATAGCAACAATAGCCGCTTTAATCCAGTCCTTCATTTTCCACTGGCTCCACTCTTTAACGTGTTCCCATAGATCTTTTAATAGGTTCATAAAACCTCCTTTTTAAAAAGTTAATCTACAGTATGTTCACAACTTTTGCAATCACATGATTGACAAGAACCACCATTACTGCAATGACAACCGTGATCACAGTTTTTGCACTGCATTAAAAAACGCCTTTAAAAGCTACTTTTTTAATTTGCATTTTACTTCGTTGACCTTTTGGTCCAGATCCTAAATTGTCAATTACTGTTGGTCCTTGAGACGCTATTGAAGCAGTAGAATCAATTGAAGTTTTATTTGCATCTGCATTCTTTTCAGGGAAAGAAGTCATTTTTGCGTTGGGATATAATTTTCCGTTATAATATTTTACCATAATTACCTCAGTGTATTGTTGGCTTAATTACATCAACCAAGTCAACAGTGTTTGCGTCTATGATAGTTCTAGATTCAATAGGTCCTAAATTGTCATAGTACAAAATACGAGCGACAGCCATCATAGCACCTGCTAAAAGTATACTATCTTCCTGACTTTTGGAAGTGTTTTCTACAAGAACCATAATTTTTTCAAAATAGTTTTGTAACTTAACTTCCGCACTAGTCATTAATTATCAAATCTTATATTTTTATTAACATCAACTTTTCTTACATCTCTTTTACTTTTTTCTATTTCTTTTTGTTTAGTTAAATTTACATTTGCTCGTAATTGAGCAATATCTTCTTGAGAATCAATTCTATCTTGAGCAATTCTAGCTGTTTGATCTAATTTTTCTTGATCAATGCCTAATCTACCTTGATCCATAGCTGCTTTTCTCTGTAAATCTTGTGATTTAATATCAATTTCTTGTTGTTTTAAGTCAATAAGAGGATCTTCTTGCATTGATTGCATCATTTCTTGCTCTTCACCAACCATTTCTGCTGTCATAATAGAAATTTTCTCTGCAACTTGTTGTTCAATTTGTTCTTGAAACCGTAATTGTAATTCTTCAGGCAATTTACCTCCATATTGAGCTGTAACTTGTTCTATTTCACCTTGATTGTCTGCTTCTACTTCTTCTCTAGCTTGTATACTTACATGATCCATAATATGACCTGATAGTATCATTAATACTTGAGGATTACTTTTTACTAACACCGAAGACATAAAAGATCGGTGTGCATCGATATGAGCTCCTTGATTTTGTTGTCTAAAAGCAACTAAATTACTTCCTTTTAGTGAAGCTGAGTTTTCTACACCAGGATCTTGAGGTTGTGGTGTAGGAGGAACAGGTAATATTACATCAATATCTTTTACTCCTAATGCTTGGTACATTCTTCTATACGCTTCATACATATTGTGAGATTGTGGATCTGCTTGAGCTAATTGTAATTGAGTTTGTGCTAAAGTCACACGTTGTGACATAGAGAATATATTTGGATCTGATATAGGAATAATATCTATATCATTACTAAAGTCTTCTGCTTTTAAACTTTGAATAGCCTCTTTTCCTACTTCATAAGGATACACAGGAGGTAATGATTCAGCAAATATTTTTGCTAATAATTTAAATTCTATTTTTTGAGCGTAGTGTAAACGTTTATGAATAGCCGACATGACTCTTGCACCACGTTCCATTAACGCCATTGTTGTACCAACAGGAGCTCCAGCTTGAGCAGCATCTCCTATTTTTTGATCGGCTATAGAAGCAAATCTAGAACCTGCTTCTACGCAAAAACTAAGTAAAGCAAATAATGTTTGAGAAGGTTCTTTATAAGGAAGAGGTAGTAATCCGTCACGTAAACTTCCACCAGGTGCGTCTACATCTCTAAACTCTCCTGGTTGGAGAGGGGTGTCATCATCTTTAACTCGCAATCCTCTAGCTTTAAATCCAGCAGGAAGATTGGACAACGTACCTGCATCGAGAAGTTGTCTAAGGGCTGATGTTGCAGTTCTTGATAACCCACCGAGCATGTGGATAAGACCAAAGCCGTAAAAACTAAACCCAGGCAAGAATTTATAGTGGACAAAATATTGTTTTTTCTTTTGTTTAGAATCATTTTCATCATAATTTCTATAGATAGATAAAATATTTCCCGAACCCTCATCAATTGTTACAAGGTATGGTACTTTAATACCATCATCATTATCTACTCCTTCAATATTTAAATCTACATGCATTTCTAGTAACTGATAATCTTCATCACGATAACTTTTACGAACACCAGAAATAGAACTTTCTTTTTCTTGCAATCCTGTTTCATTATCATAAACAGATAAATCTACATCACGATACATTCCTGCTACTTGTAATTTACGAACTTCATTTTGAGAACGACGAAGAGTATGAGTTACTCTTTCGCATGAAGGAAAATCTGTTGTTTGATAAGGAACATATAAATCATCACTTGGAATAAATTTTGATACTGCTCTTTCTAAACCTTCATCATAATATACTTTTTTAAAAGCAGAACCTGATAATGGTAAATAAAATAATAAAGAATCCATATCAGGATCGTATTCTTCCATTTCATAAGTTATTTGATAATTCATGTAATCTTTTACACGTTGTGACTGTTCTTCTTTTTGCGATGTAACATTTCCTAAAATTTGGGTATTGACTGGACCTCCTGCGGGTAATAATTCTTTGTAAGCTTGTGCTTGAAATTGTGTGATAGCTTCGGACAACATTGGATGTGTCACGGAACTCGCTCCAGCAAAAGGCATTGTTCTTTCTTGATATTTAAACCCTAAAAGATCTAAACCTTTTTTATAAGTGTCTTCCCAATCTTTCCTTGAAGCTTTGTCATCTTCAAAAGCTTGTCTTAATTCACTAGAAATGTCAGCTAAAACATCTTTTTGTAAAATTTCAGCTAAATTCATATCAAAAGTTGTTTCTAAATTTTCTAATTGTTCTCCAACAATAGCTGAACCATCTTCCATTATTTCTACGTTAGGAGTTGCTCCATCAACAAATTCGTTTGCTTCTATTTCTACAAGTTGTTCAATAGCTTTTTCTTGTGCTTGTTCAAATCCTGCTGGTTTATCTATTGCCATTATGCTGCCTCAAATATATCAATTAACTCTGGAGTATACACCATACCCCCGTCTTTTCTATGCGTTTTATGTGGTAATAACATCTCTGGTGTAATCTTTACAGCAAAAACATCACCCATGCCATCTACTTTAATAATTTTAAATTCAGAATTATTTTCTTTTGCAGCTCGTTTTAAAGCTTTTTCTATTACAGAAGTGTAATGTTTTCCATTAGGATCTACAGAATCAGGACCACCGTAAAACTCTTCCATGCCAATACCTTTCATGTCTTTTGTTCGTTGATCCCTTGGTGTTGCTGTTCCTCCCTTTTGACCATAACGCTTTGTAATAAATTTAGCTGGTGAAACAGCATACCACGTTGCCGCATCAGGAATTTTATTAGAACCATATAGTAAATTAGCAGCTTTATTTAAATCCATTTTAATTAATGCTTCTCCCCATTCCGCTCTATCTTTGAATGGCACATTTGGATACAATTGCTTCATTGCTCCTTCACTAAGAGCAACATCTAAGTCAGATAACATTTTTTTCTCTACTTCTATTGCTTTATTCATTCGTTTAATTAAATCGTCTGAAGGAGCTGGTCCTGCTTGACCTACTTCCTCAAAAACTTGTTTATTATCATTAAACTTTTTTATAAAACCTTGCATGTCTTCTGCTGTTTGAAACATTGGTCTAAATATTGTTTCATTTTTAGTATAAAACTTTAATACTTCAGGACTTACGTCTTTAGCTGAACCAGAATAACGCATTGCTTGTTGACTTAAAGCCGACAGTCTTTCTTTCAAAGGTAAGTCTAGCAATTCTCCTAATTCTTTTCTTAATTTTTCTTCTAATTTTTTTGATTGCTGTAGAATATCGGATTGTATTTCATCCGCCATTGTAATAGTAACTTTTTGTCCTTCCTTCATTTCTTGAAACTTATTAAGCTTCATGTTATCGGTCATTAACTTATTTTCAAACTGTTCTATTTGTTTGTAAAGAGGTTCGTCCAACTCTTGTATATCAAAAGTAAACTGATTAACCTTATCTTTAATCTCTCTGGTAGTTAAATTATCTATGTCAGGTAAATCTTCTATATTTCCTGCTCTTTTTAATTTTTCATAAGCTGATGCATAAAGTCCATCAATTTGTGATGTTAATTTTTTTTGATTTTTTTTAATGGTTTTTATTTGTTTTTCATCAATAGCTTCGGTAATACCCGCTTGTGTTTTATCAACAGGTAGTGTCGCTTTACGATCTGTTTTTCGTGTCCATCCAAGTACATACCTTTCTTGAAAGTCGTGTGACGACCCTGGTAATGAATCTGGATCATTAGGAATATATTTTGGATCAAGAAATAAAACATCTTCTCGGTATGAACCTTGCAATGCTCCTGGTTCTTGATACCCATCATACTTAGCATTTTTTGTTCCTCCGTACCTCGCATCACCATATGTTACGGTGTCAATTTTTCGCATTGGTGCTTGACGAATTATTTTTAACATATCATCTACATAAAGAGGAGCACCATTTTTATTTGCTGTTTCTATGTAGCGATTAAGAATATTGTCTTCTACTTCTACTTTAGAAATTCCTTTTTGATTAAGAAAATTAAATAATTGTTCTTTGTTATTAAAAATCTTTGGTGTGTTGGGGTCCATAAAACGTGCTTCAAGGCCCGAGTAAAATGCTGACTCCCCGTCTTCTGGTGAATCAATAATTGTTTTTTTTATTTTAGGTTCTCCTACTACTGTCCCAGTAGGTTGAGTATCTAATATATTTATCTCCTCTGTTGCATCCTTTAATACTTGTTCTTCTGTACCTAATTTATTTTTAACATTATCCATGTTCTTTTTTTCATTCTTGGTAAATATCTGCAAAAGCATTTTGGCTTTATCAACGTTGGCCGCAGCCCACATAGGAACTCTACCAAAAAGATTAGCTACTTCTACTTCATTGTAACCTTCATTTTTTGCTTCTTCAAAAATGTCAAAGTCAGACATATTTTCTAATCCAGGTTCTTGAATTATATCATTAACATTAATGTCTTCTTCCTCACCCGTAATCATAGAATCAGTAAATTGTCCTGGATCACCGCCTATACTTAATTCAGGTACTTCAATATTTTCTAGATTAGGTTGAAAAGAGTAGCCCATTGGATCAACATTATCATCAGGAAAATCCAATGTTATTTTCACACCAGGTTCTTGAATTATATCATTAGTTATGTTTGGTAGAATTCCCATTTCTTTTTCCTTTATATACATTTCATTAGCCGCTTTATCAGCTTGATCTTCTGCTTCACTTTCCAAGTTACTATAAGTCATATTATATTCTGTAATTTCTTCAACATCATCTGGATTATTAAAAAATGATCTAAAATTTTCACCAATAAAATTTTGTGATTCCGTTGTAAGATTTCTAATATCTTGAAAAAGTTTTCTGCTTGAAATATCATCTTTTGCTTCTTTCAGAAATTCTCCTGCTTTTCTGTTAAAAGGTAATTTTTTATAACGTTCAGATTCTATTTGATACTCTTCATATTTTTTATCTAGTTCTTCTTGCGAAGGAAATATGTTTTCATATAAATCGTCTTCTTTTGCAGATGCAAATAATCCAGCGTTATCTAAAGCTTGTTGCATTTCAGGAGATTGATTTTTAAGATAATAAGTAGCAGATGCTCCCGACTCAGAAAATTCTTGTCGAGCAATCATGTCGTTTAATAATAATTCTTCTCCTGTTAATTCTTTTGCTCCTGCATCATTTAAAATTTTTGCTATGCTATCAGCTGCCGCTCTTTGTAAAGTACCTGTCATAGTGCTATCACCCACTGATTTAGCTGTAAGAGCATTAAGAGCTATACCCAAAGCACCACTGCCTTTAGCAAGTAGCATCGTATTACGTCCCATCATTTCTCGTAGTTTAGAACTAACTTTCCAAGGCATCATTTGAAGACCCATGTTAGCTGCCGCTTTTATAAACTTTCCAGACTTGTTAAGAAGACCTTTTCCTGCTTTTCCTGCTTTTGGAACTTCAGAAGCTAAACCATGAATATGTCCAACCCAATAAGGAAAAACTTGGACTAAACTTTTATATTTATTAGGAGAAACTTTTTTTATTTTATCAAGAGCTTTATCATAAAGAAGGGTACCAGCCATTATTGCTGGAAGTGTAGGACCAAATGCAAAAATAGATTTTTCTACCCCTCCTCCTTGGTATTCTTTAACTGCTATTTCTGATATAAGATCATTAACAATACGAGGATTTAGTGTGGGAGATTTATCATTTACAAGTTGTGAAGCATAATTAAAAATTGCAGAAGGTACTATAAAAGGCATTGTAGTAAACTCTTCTGCCGCTAGTGAAACATTATCAGCGATAGATTTTGATATATTGTTTATAAATTTTTTTTCACGTTCTTGACGTAATATATCTACATCACTTTGTTCAAAGATATCATCTTGTTCAGCCATCATTATATTCTAGCACTTCTTCAATTGAAGCGAAACCCCCATCTTTATATTTGCGATATTTATCCAAAGACCTGTCAACTGCTATTTCTTCCATTTTATCAGCTATATTTTCAAACATTATTTTATTTTTGGTATCTTTAAAAACACCTAATTCTTTTGTTCTTCCAATTGGGTTAAAACTAATTACTTCACCTTTTGCATTAAATTTAGGAGCTAGGGTACTGACACCCAGCTCTGAATACAACTTATCAAACTCTTCTGTTCCTCTTCCTTTAAGAATTCTTGCATCAAATTGTTTTTGAATATGATTTAACTCGGAAGGAAGCATGTCTACGTCAAGAACTTTTTCATCAACAATATTTTTTAAATCCTGTAAAGCTTCATCGGTTACTCGTATAGCAGCTCCTCCTTCTTGATTTGGTATATATCCTTTTTGAAAAATTGCTTTGATATAAGAAGCAGGGAAAGGATGAAGACCTTGTTGTACATTAATATCTCGTTGAAATTTTAAAATCTCAGGATAACTGTTTCTAACTTTTCGTTGAGCGTCCCCAAAAAAATCTGCCAGCATATCAATATTCTCTTGTGATTTTCCTGCAAGTAATTTTTTAAATTTAGAATCAAGGGGAATTGCTTTTAAAAATTGCATCCCTTCATCAGAATTTAAATATTTTATTAATTGATCTACTGTCGCTATATCAGGATCAACACGTATTTTAGATGTTGCTGCAAAATTCATTACCATTCCAGGTTGGTTTTTTTGTTTAACTAAAGTGTCAAGGCCAAGATCTAAAAGCTTATCTTTATTTGCTCTAGCAAACATAGAAATAATATCTCTTGTATCACTATATGTTAATTGTTTATGTACGTTGTCTTGATATGCTTCGCTTAGTGTTTTAGCAACAGACCTACTATTATCTAGGGTTAAATTTAATGGTTTTCCCAATCTACTCTGATCTCCATAAAAACTCGCCACAGCTCTACTATCCTTAAATAGATTTTTGGTATCATCCTTTTTTAGTAGGTTGTTATATATGGTATCAAAAATAACAACTTTATTTTCTTTTTTTAATTCATCGGCAGCATTTATTATGGATGATCTTTTATATTGAGTTCGTCTCCTCCTTAATTGGCTTTTTGTTGGCATATTTAATCTTTTTAAAGTTAGTCTTATATAGTCAGCTATATTTTCATTATTCATTAGTTTTGTTAAAGGAACATTATATTTTTTATTCCAAGCATCTAAAATTTGTTTATAATCTAGGTTTCCTGCTATTACTTGAGCTTCTATAAAAGGTTTAGCATCTCTTTTACTAAAAACAATATTTTTATAGCCATGCTCTTCTAGGGCTTCTGTTAATGCATTAACATTTTTTAATCGTAAAAAATCAGGATTAGTTATAGATTCACCAGGTTTTGTATATCTTACATCCTTGATATACTGCTGAAAAGGTTTAGCTGACATATTACCTTGTTCATTAATTACTAATTTTTTAATAATCTCCGCTTGTTTTTCAACGTTCTCAGGAGTAAAATATCTGGTAATTTCTTTTTTACCAGCCATTTAATTGAATTTATATCAATATAGTCACAGTTTTTACAGTTTATTTACTACTTTCAAAGTAGTCACAGCC